GTGAGCGACATGATGTTGCTGGGTGGATGCGCTACAGTGTAGCGCGTAGCTACCACAACGCACCATGGAAACCGCCAAGCCGAAAACTTCGGCCGCCGCTCCCGCCCCCGCCAAACCCGCACCTGTTGCCGAGCCTGCCAAGCAAGATGACATGCTCGCCAAAATCGAGCGGCAAGCCAAGGAGATCGAAGACCTGCGGCAGCAACTTTCCGACAAGGATGCCAAGAGCGAGCCGGCAGCCGATGAACTTGGCCCTCAGGTCGAGGTTGTCAACATCGCCGGCCTGGTGATGGAGAAGACCGCCTATCCCGATGGCGATTGCGACGTGCAAGTGCTAAGCGAGCCCTTCATCGACGGGGAGTTGATTCGCGCAACGAAAGCACACCAGCGAGAGATGGGCTTCTGATCGCTGTTGTATCGCCCCTCGGTCAAGTGGCCGGGGGGCTTTCTTTTGCCTGCTGCAACTGCTTCTGCTGTTGCATCGCTTCGCGTTTTGCTTGCTCCTTGAGCGCCTTGACCTCCTTGACCAGTGTGGGGATGTCCATTTCCTCCGGGAGCCACTCGCCGCGAGCGAGAATCTTCATAAAAGCCTCTGTCGGGAGCTGCCCCTTCTCCTCAAGGTCAGACAGCACGCTCACGTCTTGACCGAGCAGGCGATAGAAGTCGAAGTCACGATCAATGACAACCCTTGGGGCTTCCTTGCCGTTGTAGTCAGAGGCCATGCGGAAGGCTTCATTAAGAGCATTCTCAAGCTCCTGCGCCGTTACGGCAAGCACGCAGTTTGCCTGCTGTTGATCGATGCGCTTTGCATCAGCAGATTCGGCAACAAACTTTTGCCCAAGCAGCTTCGTAACGCCAAGGTGCGAGATTTCGTTTTCAAGGCGATCAAGCAGCTCTGCTTGCGCAGCAAATGATCCCGCATCGCACGCCACCCAATACGCCTTTGTGCCTTGATTCATCTTGATCGCATAGTTAGTGCCCGTTCCAGCCTCCGCACCATCGTATTCTTCGAGCACAAGCAGTCCGATTGCCGCGATGTGCAGCGAATGCAGCATGTCCGCAAGCCGGCGGTAGTGAGCGATGTTCAAATGCGCGACATCGGCCAGTGGCGGAGTTGCGCATCTGAAGCCTTCGCGTTGCGCGTAGATGTCAACGACAGGGATGTAGTCAAGGTCAAACACTCCCATGTCAACAGCGAACTTCTTGTCTCCCTCGAACAATTCGTAAGCGCCAGGGATGATGACACGAGCGGCAGCCGTGTACTCCTCGCCATACTCGCCATCACTAACCCTGCGCTCTTCTTCGTAACGCAGCATCGTCAGCTTGGCGCCAGGCTTATCATCCTCCCGCCGGTGCCCGAGGTACTGCCAGGGATCGACCGGCACGAAGAAGGGGCGCAGGGGCGACAACTCGTCGGCACCGCTAACCGCCTGACGCCGTTCCGCGTCAACAATAAGCGTCGACATGCCGTAGCCAAGTGCAACTTCGAGCCTGTTCAGTGCGAATTGATCGAGCGACGTGCCATCACCGTCCACATCCTTTCTAAACTCCTCTTCCCACCACGGATCACCACCTTCGAGCTTAATTCTACGCCGCAGCACCATACCTGCAGCATTATGAATCAAGCGCTTCACGAATGGGGCAAGAACGCTCAGGTTTACCCGCTTCTCCCAGGGATCGTACTCTCTCCCCTCAGCAGTTTTCGTCTTCCCCTCTCGCGGCTCTCTCGGGAGATAGGTTTCCGCGTTGTTGTGCAGATACTCCGTCCCGTTCGTGACAGCGCGAATAATCTCCCACTTCTCGCGCATCCGAATAACAGTCGTATCCATGAAAAATGGAGACGCCTTATCATTGTAGTTCCGGGGAGTGAGCCTTACTCGGATGCTGCTCATCGATGCGCCGCGTTTGCCGGCAGCTTAGCTCATCTGAGCCACCAGGTACACGCTACAGTCGGCTCACCGCCTACCCCTTATGCCTGTCCAGACTGAATTGCGCCGCAGCGGCGACATCGTTGCCGGCAAGAATCAAATCTCCCTCAGGCCGGCGCAGGGGATGATCTTCAACGATCGCAGGCGGTTCCGTGTGGTCTTGGCGGGCCGGCGGGGCGGAAAGACGGTGCTCGGGGGCGTCGAGCTGCTGCGCGGGGCCGCTGAGGTGCCGGGGGTCTACTACTACGTCGCCCCCACGTACCGCATGGCGAAAGACATCGCCTGGGATACGTACAAGAAGATCATCCCTGAGCGCTGGATTCGCAAGAAGAACGAGTCAAACCTAAGGATTGACTTGATTAACGGCAGCAGCATTTACCTGAAGGGTTCAGAGGATCCCGATGCACTGCGCGGCCCCGCATTGAACGGCGTCGTACTTGACGAGTGCGCGTTTCAGGAGGAGTACACATGGCGCTCTGTCATCCGGCCGGCGTTGTCGGACAGGGGCGGCTGGGCGCTGTTTACTACGACCCCCTCGCCCGAGGGTACTGCGGGATGGTTCTACGAAATGATCCTGCTGCTCAAGAATGCTGACCTTGCGGATCCAGGTCTTGAGCGCCTTGACCCACGGCAATGGACGCTCTATGAGTACACGTCGTTGCAGGGTGGGAACATCCCGTTGCAAGAGATCGAGGAAGCACGCAGAACACTCGCCCCAGACGTGTTTGAGCGCGAGTACGAAGCCAAGATCCTGTCGAACACGGGACTTGTTGTCTCATGTTTCTCGATGCTCAACGTTGATTCGACTGTCGAAGACGACACTGAACTACCACTTTACGTCGGGATCGACTTCAACAACGACCCCTTGACCGCAATTTGCGCAAATATCGTCAGAGAAAAGGGCAAACCCAAGGAATTGCGCGTTTTTGCAGAAATGAACCTCAAAGGCGCGACGACATGGGATCTTGCCGATCAACTTATCGACATGTACGGCCTGAAACGGCGTATTATCGCCTGCCCTGACCCTACCGGGAAGCGTAAGCAGACATCCGGCATAGGGGTGAGTGATCTACAGATCCTGCGCAAGGCTGGGATCGAGGTCTACGCTCCCGAATCGCCCTATACTACTGCCGACAAGATCCGCGCCGTGAACGCGGCACTGCGCACGGCTGACGGGGAAGTACATACAAAGATTCACCCAAGCTGCCGAGAGCTTATTAAGTCCTTCAGAACACTCGGATACGCGGAAGGCACGAGGATGCCAAACAAGAAACTAGGCGTCGATCATGCGTTCGACGCCTTCGGGTATCTTGTGCTTGGCAAGTTCAACCTAACAAAGGGCCTGAACGGCTCTCGGGCCGAGCACATTATCTATTAATTTGCTATATTTTTCAATTTTTCGGTGTTTTCAGCTGCGTCACGCAGCCCAGCGACCTTGCCTCCGGGTGCTTTGCGCGACTCTCTCGCGGCCCATATAATCCGCCAGCTTTCGACCGGGGATTCTGGTGGTTGGCTGGTGTAGATCGCCTTGCCGCAGCCCTTGCAGCGCCGCCTGCGCACCCATGTCCCGTCATCGAGCCGAGAGGTCTGCACCACGCGAGAGTCAGCGATGCCGCAGCGACACGTCACAGCGGTTGTGGAGGTCTTCTTCATGGCTCAGCCCTTAGGAAATGAATGGGATGAGGGAAGTGGGCGACTTCGGCGACTGAGTGGGGCAGGGAGCGTTCCCGTGCATCCAGGGGCCGTTAAGCGGCTCCCATGATCCACCATGGATCTTAAATGCCCCGTCATGTATCCAGTCCCACACCCAAGCGTCGCCAAGGTCGTCCGTGTCACCTTTCGTCGGGGGTCTGTCATTGCGCCACTCATTTACTTGTGCCGTGCCTGTCTGGATGGCAATTAAGGGCAGGGTACCCCTTGATGCAGCCTTAGCATGCTGCCGCTCTTGATTTGGGCCGGACAGCATCAGCTCAAGCCTCGCCAGCGCGTTCCACGCCAAGTGCGCAGCATGTAACAGCTCGGTTTCTGAGTCGTGCAGCTCTCCCTTTGACTCTTGCAGCCAATGCCGCAGCATCGCTTCACTGTAGCGCTCGATGCCATCAGGGACAGTGCGCCAGCCGTTATCTGTGTACTTTTTAGCTCCGTACGTGCCAACAGCCGTAACGGCGCTCAGTGCGTTTGCGAAGCCTCCCAATACAAGCGCGGGGCGATTTTTGCCCGCATCTAGCTTTGCTCCTGGCTCGTGGGCACTGCGACCCGTGGGGTCCAGTTCAACTCGATCCATGACCTGTGCTGAAAGTTGCATCCCAGCTTACCACGGCAGGCGGGGGCAGTGCTATGATTGAGGCAGCAGGCAAGCGGCTCGTGACAGGATTCATTTTTCATAGCACTCCGTCGGGTGCGGGGAGCTTCGTTGAAGCGACCTTGAGGCGTCGCAGGATTCTTACTGCTGCGCGTCGCGGCTATGCTCCCCGCCATCTATTCATTATCATCGACTTCCTTCAGGAGATTTCGCGCATGAAAGATCACGCCGGCTTCACGCCTTTAACACGCGAAGCGGTAGGTCTTGTGCAAGAAAAGGTTTACGCACGCCTGGAGCCGAGCCCTGGCTATATTATCGGCAAAGACGCGAATACGAACAAGATTCTATTTATGAACGGATCCTCTGTTTTTTTTGACGGGCCTTGCCCACTTTCCAATCTTTCTCGTCGTCACGGGTGGCCGACTCCTTCTGATGCTGACTACGCTTTCGTTGAGCTGTGCTCAAAACGGCTCCATGCTCGCATGAGCGCAACCATCGGGCCGGCGGGGGCAGTGCTATGATTGAGCCATGACAGAACACCAATTCCCCGCTTCTCACATGGGACACCCTCTCCCGTCGAGCCCGTTTTTGCTTGCGAACGATTGGCAGCTTGCCGTTCTTCAGGATTATCGCCGTTTTGTCGTTGCAGCTGCCAAAAAACGGCTTGACAGGACCGCGCTAGGAGCGCTCAGGCTTTGGCTTGGCGCGGAAACGCGACCGGGGGACTACCTCTGCGTTGCGCCACGGAGAGACGCATTGATTGTTTGCTGGGATCGCCTTTTGGCCGTTATGCCGTTTCCCTGTCAGACGCATCGAGCGAGGTCTTGTATTCACCTTGCTAACGGCTCCAGGGTTCATTTTATGACCGAGGAAGCTGTGCTTGGAGGTGGCTGCAGAGGCTGGCAGATTGACGGTGTTGTTATTGACGAGTTTTTTCTTTGCAGGCGAAAAGCGGATTTAGCTATGGTACTTCGGCCGGCGCTGTCGGACAAAGGTGGCTGGGCGCTGGCGATTGGTACTCCACCTTCAGTCATCAGGCAGGTGCGGGGGCAAGTGCGGATTCAGGCAAGGCCTGCTATGAACCGTCTTCGGCTGCTTTTGCGGATTGCTGCGATGCGGGCCGGATTCGACTTGTCAAGTGTTGGGATTCACACTGGTGGTTGACCCATGGAACGCCCCCTCTTCTACACGCCGGTCAGATGCGACGGCAAGACTGGGTGGAAGCTGCCGTATCCCTACAGCGTGCTCCCGTCAAGTGGTAACATAGTTGCTGTTGATCCGGCAGGGGTGACTCGGCTGGTCTCGCGCAAGCTCATCACTAAGCACTGACATTTAAGTAGCCATGCCACGCGACTCCCATCTTAACGACGCGCTTGCTTATCTCATGGCCAATGATCGTGAAATCCTTTTGCCGAATCGGGCCGGCAAGGTCGGGAGGGGCTGGGCTGCGAAGGAGGTGATGCAGGACATCGTGGAGCGTCTTGAAGCTGAAGGTGCTACTGTCGTCAGGAAAAAAGGGGTGATAATTGCTGTGTTTGATGAAGATTAGTAGAATATGGTGGGAAAGTAGGTACTTAGTTGGGTTTTGCAGAAACGAACCACTGCCCCCCTTTGCTTTGTGGAGCGTTGTAGGGTGGGTGTGAGGTGGATAGTAAGCTATAATAT